GAGGGCCCATGCGTAGTTCCCTGTACGCCTCGTAGACTTTGAGGGGCCTTCCCCCTAACTTCGTGTGTGTGTTGACACCTTCTATCATCTCAACTCTCAAAGTGCCGTGAGCGTGCTTAAAATGCGTCATTTGCAAAGCTATTGTATTTCGTAGTGATGTTTGTTAACTTCCATAGATGCCGTTCACTCTGGTCAATCTTATGTTGATTCATTAATTCACCAAACAACTGTTCTTTCTCTGCAATGTTTCCAAACATCGTACAACTGATTGTTTTACCTGCTCTGGTTGCGCTTACTTCAAATAGTCCTATCATGTTGTTGTATCTTGTTTAGTTCGTATTGGTAATAGTTAGCTGCTTGTAATTCATTTGTGAAGAAACCTAAGTGTTTAGTTTTGCCATTGATTCTGATAGTAGATTTCCACTTAGTTGATTTATTACACCAACTTACTCCAGTGTAATTGCTTGTGCCTTTTTTATCTTTAGATAGATTTTCTCTTTGTGTTATTAACTGAAGATTATCTAATCTATTGTTTAATGGATTGTTGTCTATGTGGTCTACAACTATCTTATTACCATTTGGAACGTGATTTAAAAAAGCTATTGCAAGAAGCTGATGCACTTGAATTTTTTTTTCGTAACCTTTATTAAATAAACTAACTGCAAAATATCCATGACTATTTTTAGTAAATTTTAATAATCTATCTCTTACACATCCTTTCCTTTTCAAACTCTTAACATTACCAAAGTTAGATACCTCGTATAAACCTTCATAACCTTTGACTGCTCTATATTCTTCTATCATCTCAATTGCATTTTACTTTTAAAGTCTTTCACCACCTCATCAATACCAACTTCATGGATGTGTTCACTGATTGCGTGCATCTCAACTAACTCACGAATCTTTGCTTGTTGTTCACCTATCTTAAATAGGTAGGTAGCAAGTAGGTCTTCATAAGTATCTAAGTCTATTGCCTGCTTGTGTGCAAGGTTCAATAGGTTATCTAAGTTGTTTAGGTGTTTGGTCTGTTCTGTTTTATCACCGGTGTATTTACTTAACTTAATCTTCATCTCCCTTATTGATCTTTCGCCTTCCTTAAAGATGAAAGGTTTGTTTAATGTTTCTTTTGCTTCTTGTGTGGTCATATCTTCATGTAGTTTAATATGTGTCTTATTACGTCAACAGTCCATCCATTGCCCAACATCTTGTATCTTTGTGAATCACTTACATGGTTAGTGTAATTGTCTTTTACTGTTTGAAGTCTTTCGCATTCTGTTGGTGTTAGTCTCCGTATTCTTGTAGTATTAATAATTGTACTTCCTTTTGGTAATTGTGCGCATAAAGCAGGGCTTATGCCATCCACATCATAAATCCTATTCTGTTGGTATGGCTGCTTACCACCACTTTCTGTACTTGGGTTTAATTGCTTTACTTTTCTTATCTCCACCGCATTTGTAATTTTAACTAAATTATCTTTCTGAACAGTAGTTAGTGAATTGCTTTTATCAGTTCCATTTGTTTCAAGTTTTTGCTCAATATTACCTTTTTCACCTCTGCCTCTCATTGCTACAATCTCCACCGCATTTGTTGTTCCGGTTGATAAACGTGGCATTGTATTGTGAACTATTACTGAATTGTCTGTTGCTGCTAATGCTGCATTTGCTCTTAGGCAAGCTGCTTTCTTGTTTCCTTCTGTTGGCTTCCAATTAAATCCAGTTTGATTTTTTTCTTCAATATGTCTTTTGTTATGTGCCAAAAATCCATTAATCATTTTCTCACTAAGATAATACTTTTCATCCACTTCACTTTCTAATACATCTTTCAATAGTATTCCTTTGTCCTTTGGTTGTTCAATTGTGCTTTGTGGGTATCCAAATAATCCTGCTGGTTCTAATCCTATGTTTGTCCAATACAATCTTTGTCTGTTCTGTGCTGATAGTAGTGAAGAATTAATCATTATAGGATTCACACCTATTGCCCTGCTCAATATCTTTTCCCATTTCTCACCCATCATAACATTTTCAAGTAAGAAGTACTTAGGCTTACACTCATACATTAATCGCATGTACTCCCAGAATAAATACGACTGACCTTCAAACTCAAACCCTTCTGATTTTAATTGAAGGTAATGGTCTAAGGTCAATATCTCTTGTTCATCTTTTGTTGCCATTCCTTTGCGTTTACCTGCAAAGCTAAATGATTGACATGGTGAACCACCAATTAATAAATCAATCTTAGGTAATGAATAACCATCTACATCAACCACACTTCCTATTTGTTTAGTGTTTGGATAATTTGCCATTGTTACTGTGATAGCATATTTGTCAATCTCTGATGCAAAGTAATTATCTACCTTGATTCCGTTTCTGTCAAGTGCTTGTTGGCCGCAACTCATGCCATCGAATAAACTTAGTACATTCATTGTGTTATTAGTTTTATTGATTCAACTTTGTATTCACCTCTCTTATCTTTTAACTTATCTATTTTCTTTGATAACTTTTGTTTTAATGCTTCCAGTGCTTCCGGTTCATCTTTGCCGCAGGATCTCATTACATTGGTAACATAGTGATGTTGATTGTAATTAATTACCACCTCATATTGATAATGATTATTATTGTTAATATAATCTAAGATCCTTTGTATGTTCATTGATTCTATTTTCATACTACAAATACTTTCTTTTTTTCTAACATCTCTACTAATTCTGGAATACCATTGTTGTCAATCACAATGTCAAATGATTGGAACTGCAAGCCCCTTGTATCGTTTGCGCTTATTGTGCTTCTGTTGTGTTCTGTTCCGTGCTTCTCTATCTTCAATACTGTTTCTGCCTTCTGTGCTAACATGGTGCCGATGTGGCCCCTTGCTTTACCATCGGATGCATTCTCATGTAGTATGCAACTGCAATGAATGTTATATTCTTTTGTGATGTGCATAATCCATTGTACCAACTCGCTGCATTCTTTTAGGTCATTGAAATCATATAAGAGATCCACAATACCATCTATTAAAATATAACTGATTGTTCCTTTGTGGCCCTTAAGAAAGTGTTCAATCAGTTCTTTACGTTCTGTTGGCGTACTGTCTCTGAATGCAAAGTAATAGAAATTATTTGAACCGGCCATGTATTCAATCCTTTGATTAGTCTTTTGTGCATGGTATGCGCTTTGTTCTGTATCGAATATGGCTAAGGTTGTACCGGTTGGTGCAGTTGAAACTAATATGTCAAACTTATTTGGATTCAATAAGCTAACCGCTATTGACGATGTGAAGAAAGTCTTTTTACTTTTCTGCCTGCCTTGAATCAAACTAAGATCACCCAGTGAGAATATAGGAATATGGATTGAACTGGTTCCGCTTCTTTGTGAAACTGATAAAAGTGTTGGTTGCTTCTGTATAACCTTACTTGGATCAAGTCTTGTTTCATACAGTTTGTTTGTGAGTGCCGTTAATTTATCCATTGATTCTTTCATTCAATTCTGTTTCCGCTTGATAAACCATTGCTTCTCTTTCTGGATTACGATCCAACCATTTTTTTGTGGCTTGAATTATCCTATCAATTTGATATACCCCATCTTTGCTTTTCTTTCTTAATGCGCTTATTGAATAAATAGTGTCACTCCAGAATGTATCAACACCTTTTTCTTTGTCGATACCTGCCTGAAGAAACATTTTAATTGCGATTAAGTGTGTAACTGGAACCTTATCGTTCTCAATTAGTAAACGAATTACTTTTGTCCAATCACTTACGATTGCATTCTCTAAACTTTTAGATCCTTTGTAATTATAAAAGGTATTATGAAATGACTTTGCAATATAAAAATATAGCGCGTTCTCACCTTCAGGTGGAACTAAAGACTCTTTAATAGTTACATTTACATTTACATTATCAGTTGATTCCGTTAAACACTCTTCAACGTTCGTTGATTTCGTTAAACGTTCGTTGATTATGTTTAACACTCCTATTATGTACTTGTTTTCGTTGTCTATTGATAACTTATATTCGTACTTATCTTTGTATTTTTTAAGTGATTTGGTATTAAAATTAATAATACTTTGCTCAAATTTAGATAATGCACTGCTAATTCCTGCTAATGATTTTTGATTTAATTTTTCTTCCCACTTATTAAGGTCACGTTTTAATTGTCTTTTAATTGGTTCAAATGAAATGTCAACAATAAGATCATCCGTAATTGGATTCTCATCATTAACATAAGCCAATAAATGTTTAAATAGTAATCCGGCTTTGTCATCCGGTAGTTTGTTTACGGTGTGAATTAGATCACAGTAAAGTACAAATGATTTTTTGTTTAACGCCATTGTAGTGTTTTTTTAATTTTATAAAAGGGGTTATAGGAAACACTACTAACCCTAACAACTGTTGCTGCTATTTCAACCCCTTCGTAAGTTCTTTTTAATTGCATTGTAGTGTTTTACTTATTACAAATATACTCTTTCTTTTACCTCTTATCTACCTATTTATATTTTGTCAATAACTTATTTAGCCTCAACCGTTAATTCACCAATTGGTGTACTTAAAACATCGTGATCAATAGAATCCATTATGACATTAAAGTTGTGAATTATTCTTTCGTGTGCCTCTGGATCCATATCTTCCAGAATGTAACTTTGTTTTGCGGCCCAGTCTTCAATGCTTCTTATAGCCTTTTTAAAGCCATTGTTGGGCATATCAACCTGATCAATGATAGTAAGTAACCTCACTGTGCTGATGTATAATTCAATTGCTGGTTTCATTTGTTCTTGTTAGTTTGTATTTGTTTAACTTGTTTTTATCTATCTTATAGCCTATTTCTTTAAATGAATGCAGATACCTGTACACGCTTCTTTGTGATATGTTCAAGTATCTGGCCATTGTGTGAATGCCTCTGGGCTTGGTCTCCATCATCTGCATCATTTTAATAAGCCTAATAAATCTCCTTTGGTTACTCATAATTTTCTTTGTAGTATTGTTCTGCACCTTTATCCATTGACTCACTTTCAATAAATCCTTGTGCATAAGCATCTATTATCTGCTGCTTTTCCATTTCTTTGGCTTCTCTATACACTACAAGATTTTTATAATCTCGTGTTACTAATAAACCTTGATTTGCTAATTTTTCAAATGCAATGTCCACTGCTGTTTGTTGTTTATTGTTCATAAATCTATCTTTTCGTTTAGTTCCATAATTGCGTTATCTATTGCCCCTTGAGGCCATCCTGCACACAACAATAAGTTGTTAAAAGTATTTATCATCTCTGTGGCGTCTAAGTCATCGCCTGTGGTTTCAATGGAGTACGTAACTCCGTAATGTTTAAGTGTTATTGTCATTTTAATATGTTATCTAATTTTATTGCTGAATCTGTAAAAGTTCTTACGTAATTAATAAAGTTGTCATCGGTAAATGTTTCTTTGTCGTAGCTTACTAATGGGGTTAGTTTAGTATCTGAACCATAAAGTACCGCTATGTAAACCCGATTAAAATCCATTTCATCATCTAAGTAAGATACAAAGGTTGCTGCGTTTTGGTCTAAAATTGCAGGAGCTTGTATTGTGTCAAGTGTAATTGTCATTTGTTTATTATTTTATATTCTTTTGGGTATATTGTTTAACTTTTCGCCAGTATTGCATTGTTTTGGGTATATTATGACCGTTGTAGCCACCATTCCATACCCTCGCTATCTGCTCATCGCTTGCACCTTTAAGATGTGAGCGTATTACGTTGAACATCTCAATGCTTTTTGTTTTGTTCCAACGATCTTTTAACGTGTATTTGTCTTCACCTAACAACCTATTAACCTCACGCACCATGATAGGACGTATTTGTAGCACGCCTACCGCATTTTCTTTCTCATTGTATGCCATACTATCAAAATTAGATTCAACGGCCATCACGGCGTTTAAAAGTGTATCTATTGCAACGGGTTGTTCTGTTGGTTTATCGTACATCATAGATTGTGTGCTGATAAATGCCAAAAGTAATAAGGATAAGATTGTTTGTTTCATGGTGTTAAATTAATGGGGAGGTTTTACGCTCCCCGTGTTGGTTAAATTGTAAAAATATATCCTTTTGGGAATTTTTTTTTGCATTCAGATCCTACAGCCATAACCCAAGCATCATTGTATTGATTTTGGTCATTTGCAGGATAAAAACTTCCACCATAAATTGAATTAACAAAGAATTTTGGATTTGTTATTGATTTACCGCAACATGGGCAATGCTCTAAATTTTTTTCGTATGCTCTTTCAACATTTTTTTGATAAGTATCAAAATTAGTTATTTCAATGCGAATAATGTTTTGCGGTTCGATTTCTGTGTTGTTCATGTTTTTTCCGTTTATGTTACCACAAATGTACATTCAAACTATGTGCAACTATCACATTGATATAATTATTTTCATTTTTCTTTCTTATTTGGAATCAATCAAAATAATACAGATTAAAAATACACCTATTAATATAGTTAAATTTGCAGCATGATTAAAAACAATATACTACTTGTTGGCTTTATCGTTGGCATCCTGCTGATGGTAATTATAGTCAACCTAACCCAGTGCCGAAAACCTGCACCGCCATCGGATCCAATTGAACAAATTGATTCCATTAAATCACGAATTGACACAATACAAATAACTAAAATTAAAACCATAACCAAATTAAAAACAAAAATACAATATGAAACAAGTATTATTTCTCGCACTTCTGACAGTGGCCAAATTATCATTCGCGCAAACCTCCGTGACACCATTGACTTCTATTTGCATACAAGATAGCATTCACACACCGGTTGAACTTTACAAAGCCGACAACATCCGTTTGAATACGTTATATCGTGAACTGCAACTTTGTGATTCACTTCGTATATTAGAACTGTATGAATTGGAAGATCAAAAAGCAATCACAGAAAAGTACAAAAAGAGTTTAGACTTGAAAACCCAAATGTTAAAAAACTCTGCTGCTGATACACGTGACAAGATTCTAAAACTAAGAAGAACACAAAGCAATTTATCTTGGGCCATTGTTGCGGTTGTATTTGAGGCCTTTATAATTTATATTAAGTAATACTTAAAGTAAAATGAACATAAAAGAAAAGAAGTGCAAAGGACAAAACAAAGCAATCAATTTTGATGGATGTGGTGGGCTTGTATTAGTACGTACGTATGGACTATGTTCAAAGTGTTATGATAGCTGGCTGAAAACAACACCGGAAGGCAAAGAACAGTTATACAAGCACGCTTTAAAACATGTCACAAATATTCGAAAAATCAAGACAGAATTAAAGACTAAAAACAAAGAACAATTAAAAACACGATCCGACTGGCAGAAAGATGTGCAGGTTAAAATCAACAAAATAATCAGGTTAATTGACCATGATCAAAAGTGCATTGCATCCGGTAAGCATTCAGCCATTAATGATGCAGGCCATTACTATGGAAGATTAGCACACCCAACACTGGCATTCCATGCACACAACATATTCCAACAGTCACGTCATTCCAATAGCTACAAAGGTGGTGATGATAAGCGTTATCGTGAAGGCTTGATTGATACCTTTGGTGTAGATTACTTGAATTGGATTGAATCACTTCCTGCACACCCTTTGATTAAGTTGAACGTGAATGATTTGAAAGATTTGAATCTAAGGTTGAATGATTACATCAAAACAGTTGATAAAGTTTTAAGATCACCGAATGAAAGGATTACAGAACGTAACCGGTTAAACGAGTATTTAGGAATCTACCAAAAAGAACTAAGTTATTATTTATAATCATTCTAATGATGTTGCATATAGTTATACAATTATATTTGCATTAATATAAACAACATGAACCACGAACTAAACAACCTGCAAAATGACTTTAATCGTTCGCGTGATTTGTCATTGATTAACTGCTTTCTGATTGCAGAAACAATCCCACATGTGGATGGTGATTACATCCTGACTACATTCAGCAAGTACCAAGACCAAGACCAGTATTTGATTTGTTGCCTTGAAGATAACCATGACATGCGCATTCTTTTGGATGTGTTCATTGACACCGGTGAATTTATTGACTGGATAGTTGACAATGACCTGCACCATCAGGAAGATGATGAATACAATCCATTTAGTAGCTTTGGACACGATTCAATTAAGCGTGAATTAGAATTTTGTGATTATTGCAATGCTCATAATGTTCTTCGATACTTGCAGGAAGGTGGTAAACGTAAAGTAAAATATACAAGATAGAATTAAATTGCATTTAATGAAAGACATTTTAGAACAAACCCGAAAGAAACCATTTAGGGGCATTCAAAAACGAATTGCAGACCAATTGGGCATACACCCTCAGACAGTAAACAATGCCTTACTTGGCAGGCTTGTACGAATGGATCAAGCAACCAGAGAAGAAATCATCAGACTTTTTAAATACGAATATTCACAAATACAGAAACAAATTAAAAATTAAAACAATGGCACTATCAGACAAAAACACAGAAACAAAAAAAGTAAAAATGAAATTAAGTAAATTCCAAAAATACTTATTAGTTAAAGCACTTAAAAACGAAACCGACAAAATTCAATTAGAGTTAGAAAATAATAATTCAGAAATTATAAGGGAATCAATAGGAGATTTATTATTTCAATACATGGAAATTCATAACCAAATTAAAAAATAAAAACAATGGCAATTATCGCAACAAACACCGCAACATCATTTGATCGTGAACCTATCGCAGCCGGCAGCTATGCCGCACGATGTTACTCAATGATACAATTAGGCACCAACGAAGAAAACATTCAAGGTGTATCTAAGAAACTAAACAAGGTACGGATCACATGGGAATTACCCACAGAAACCAAAGTATTCAGAGAAGAAAATGGAGAACAACCGCTTGTTATTAGTAAGGAGTTTACACTTTCAATGCACGAAAAATCAACCCTTCGCCAATTCTTGGAATCATGGCGTGGCAAAACATTCACAGAAAAGGAAGCATTGTCTTTTGATGTTACTGCATTAATCGGTAAGCCTTGCCTAATTTCTATTAGTCACAAAGTAGCAAAGAATGGCAACACGTATGCTAACTTAACCGGTGTTAACTTACTACCTAAAGGTATGGAATGCCCTGCACAAATTAACCCTGATCAAGTCCTTGCATTTGATGACTTTAATGAAAATGTGTTTAATTCATTACCAGACTTCTTAAAAGATAAGATTGTAAGCAGTGATGAATTTAAGGCCATGTCAAAGCCTAATGAAATACCAGTGGATGAATCGGATGACATACCATTTTAAAATAAGATTTTAATGATTGACAAATTACACGAAGATGCATTTAATGGCAACCAGAACACACTGGTTGCTTATGCAAAAGCAAAGACCATTCTAAACCATTACACCAAATTAGTAAAAGAAATGGAAGAGTTGGCCCAAGATGAAGCAGATTTGTATGAACCGCGCTTTGAATTGGAAGGCTTTGAATTTGAGAAAAGAAACGGAAGGACAATGTATGATTTTAAACACATACAACAATGGCAAGAATTGGACAATGCACGAAAGGATCTTGAAAACGATTTAAAAAATGCGTTAAAACTAAAAGGTAAGATACAAATGGCAGATGAAGATGGTGCAGAAATTGAATTGCCCAAAGTAAGCTATACAAAAGATTCGTTGATTATAAAAAGCAAATGACCTTTGACCTTTCAAATAATTACGATGTGAACAAGGCCGAGATTAAATTCAAGGCCTTGATTGCATCCGGTAAGAAGATAGAACTGAAAGAAATCAAACAAAAACGATCACTGTCACAGAATAAATACTTTCACGTTGTTGTGACCTTATACGCTATTGCTTATGGAAGTACACTGGAAGAAGCCAAAACCGATTTAAAGCGCGACTATGGGCTTATTTATGAAAAGAAAGGTAAGAAGTACCTAATGAGCAGCGCAGACCTTGACAGTCTTATAATGACTCAATTTATAGACTACATAAGAACCAAAGCAGCCAAAGAACTAAACACATACATTCCAACAAGCGAAGAATATTTGATTAATCACTTTGCAATTGACAAAGAAATAAACACACACAAAGAATATTTATGAATTTAAAAGAGATAAAAAAAGAACTAAGCCATCACAAACAGTTGCTCACATCAATGGGCATCTACATAAACGAATGCGAAGACCGCCTAAAAAAGAACGGATACATGCACGAACGTATCCTGCAACTAAGAACAAAACACAACATTCAACACCAAAATAACCAGTACATGCGCTTGGCCAATGGGCATGAGATTACATTTGATTTGCTTATGGATGTGGTGTCTTTTTATTATCAGCAAGAACCAGAACTAATTAAAGGCCATTGCAGGAAGAGAAAGTACGTGACACCACGTCACATGTTCGCTTACCTTTCAAAACAATACCTGCCTAATATTGCCCTTACTGACATTGGTGCATACTTATGTGGCCGCGATCATTCAAGTGTTATACATGGCCAACAATCCATACAGAACTTTTTAGGATTTGATAAGAAAACACAACGCGATTATTCTTGTATCATTCAGCTACTAAATGCCAAGATTAGACAAGCGTAATTATTTAGAATCAGTCTAAACGTGATAAAATAGTTTTGCATATAGTTTGTACATTATATTTGCATCAGATTAAAAGATAAAAACATGAACGTAAAAGCAAACTACCAAAAAAGAACATTCACAATTACAACTGAATCAAACAAGTATCGCACATCTAAATTTTCAAAAGATGAATTTGAAGATATGGATAACAACACGCCATCTGATTGGAAGATTTTTTTATCACACTCAAATTCTTATTTTTTAGTAAAATGAAAGAAATGATTTTTAGAGTTGGCACAATGTTTATGCCAATGGGATTTGCGGTTTCACTTGTTGATGAACCAGTCTATGCAAGTATCACGTTTTTGATTGGATTTATTTCCCTTCTTGAACTTATAGATTTAAAAAAGAATAATAAAATTAAACTTTAAAGTTAACTATTGAGCAACAACATGCGGTTATCGGAGTAATATGGTAACCGCTTTTAATTAAAAAAAACTAAAATGAAAATAAACACTTGGAATAATTACAAAAAAGGTAAGTATTTATTAACTATTTTAATATCTACTAGCATAAAATATGGAGGCGAATTTGGTATTATCTGGGAAAAAAACCCAGCTTTTACAATGTATCGAAAATGTTGGCAGTTTAGAATATGTCTAGGATGGTTTAATTTATACCTTTATAAATTTGAGAATGAAAGTGAAAATAATTTAGTGTAGTAAAATTCCAACATTAACCACGTTATGATGTATTAATGTATGAATTATACTACTTATTGCACAATAAACCTTATCAATATATTGTGCAGTTTAAATTTATACTAAGAGTATAATTACATTCCCAAAAGTAAACAAGTGCATAAAGTTTTAGGAAAAATTCATGCAGTTTGCCTCAGAACAAATGCGTAAAACGTGCAATCTGGCCGTGTTCTTTTGAATGAAGAAACCCTTCAATTGCTTTTGGTGCGTGTTGGTATCCGTTACGATGATGCCAAGAGTCCGTGCCACTTGGTGACCTTAATGATTCAACTGTCACACCTTGATAATCTTTTGAGGTCTTGTGATGCACGTGGTGTGTGTAAACGTACCGGTGTTTAGTTGTTCCCCAGTCATTTGATTCCACTGCCATAAGTAATGGTAAATCCTGCGGCTTTGCACCATCCCCATGTGTGGTTCCAATTAAGGATGTACCATAAGCAAAGTATTTACGGTGTGCAATTGAACAGTCAAAGGTTATGTTTTTGTTGTTTCTAAACCAAGAACTAATAACATCGGCCAAAAAAAACCCACTTTGATAATCGTGATTTGATGGATTAAAAGTGAAATGTACATCAGCAACTGGAATCAACATCTCAAGAACATCCACATACACCTGCTTTGCTTTTAAAAAATTACTATACCACATTCCATCCGTATCTTGTGGTGTGCCTGATGTCGTTTGTCTTCTTGGACTATCAATGTGCAGAATATCGTTACCACCAATAAATAGTATCTTATCTATGTTATACCCTTGCGACTTATCTATAATGCCTTGTACCCCCTCTAAAACGCGTCTAACGGCAATGTTTGTATCATAGTCTTCACCCGTTTCAAATGCTTCACATAATTTGCCAATGTGAACATCAGCCGGATCAATAACTAATAAGTGACTATCCTTTGATTTGTTCCTTTTTATAGTTGGATATTTAGGCGAATAGTTTTTTAATTCAGCAACTAATTTATCACGTATTTGATCATAAGACACCGCACCTTCATAGTCTGGATTGGTGAAGAATAAAGAAGTGTCTTTTGTTTTTACCCAACCATGCTTTACGTCTTTGGTCGGTACACCTGCATCTTCACAATAGTCATCAATCTTTGAAATATAAAGTGTATAATGGTCTTTAATTGTTAATGGAGATTTGCCAACAACACCACCTATTCGATTGTAGTAATCTTTTTTGAACTCATTTAATTTTCTTGGATTTGCGGCAAATGCTTCAAAGGTTATGTCATATTGACTCATGTTATGTGTGTGTGTGTTTATTTTCTTAATTGAAAGTGCATCCAGTCGTAATTCTTTTCTATTCCTAAACTTATAAATCCGTGCCTATAAAATATATCAATCATCTTTTGGTACTCTGGGCGTGCAAAGCGTGCAGTCTTTGCGGTTTCTTTTAATTTGTTTCTTGCCGGATCTAAATCAATTGCTATTGCCCAAGCGTGTGTAGACCAACTTGTTCCCCCTCGCATTTTTCTGTAATTAAAACACCCACCAAATAAGTCAATGCCAAGTCTTTCAATCTCTGCCATTCCATACTCAGCCAATAAATCATTGAACACGTTTAGAAATGGTTCTGCGGCTAACTTATGGCATCTCATTTTAGAAACTTTAGTATCTACATCCCACGCCAAACGCATTGGATAAGGTAAAAGTATTGTGGTCAAATAACCTTCGCCAGTTTCATTTGGCTTTCCGTACTTTTTAACAATGTCGTTTGTGGTCATCATTATAATTCCTTTTTAACGTCTTTTAGTTTTACAATGATAGCCTTTATCTTATCAATAAACGAATAGCCTTTAACCTTAATCCAAGACTCATCCATACTCTTTACCTCTACGGATAGCAAAACTAAAGCAATTACCTTTGTAGAGATAAACTCAACGCTTACCACGCTCGTTGTTAATCCGTTTATTATAAATACATCAGAGGCATATACGAGCATCACCACCGCAATATAACTAACTAACTTAGGTATTAAGCCATTCCGAAACATCTTACTTGTAATAGGCTCTTTTAGGCTTTTAGCTTTCCAAACTCCAAAGCAAGTGTCAATAATAGTAGCAAGTGCCACCATTAGGATTATACCCTTAATTGGGGCAAAGAATAAAATCAATGCGGTTAATATGCTACTCAGGTAAATCTTCATCCTTCTCTTTTATTAGAACTAAGCGGAGTGCGTCTACTATCTGAATAGCTTCATCTAAATTGTAACAACCCTTAGAGATTGCAATGTTTAGTGCATTGTAAATTACGTTCTTTGCTTCTTTCATAAATTAATTAAAGTTAGGTGGTAGGTCTATGTTTTGTGGGCTGACTGGTGGATTAATTTCGCTGTTAATCATACCTGCTACGCTTGCCTGTAAGTTGTTTACACCATCTTCGCCCAACTGTGATTGTATCCACGATACTACTAAAGTGTTAGTAAGGTCTGCATAAGGAACAAATGTCGCACCCTGTACTACTTCAAACTGTGCTGAATTAGAAAGTTCTGCTGTATATTCCTGTCCGCCACTTTGCTCTATTCCTGTTACTGTGTATAGTGCTGTCACTACGTAATCTGTTTCTGTACCCTCATCTAAGGTAAAAAGGTTTGTTACTTGCCAATTGTATATCATATTTTTATGCTAAAAGTATTTTTCTTGCTACCCCGTTGATTACTACGTTCCAAACATTTGCGCTTGTGTTTATTTCTGCCGCTACTGCTCCCGCGTTTACTGCTGCCGTTCCTATTACAAATTGATTGTTTGCTGTTGCTACCGCATCACGACCGATAATTGTAGAACCGTTAAAGTTGCCACTTTGAGTATTATAACCTATTGCTGTGTTGCTTATTCCTGATACGTTATTTTGCATTGCTCGAAAACCAACTGCCACATTTTCTCTGCCTGTAGTGTTATTAAACATTGTTTCTGTTCCTAAAGCAGTATTTGCATTTCCTGTATTTTGAAATAGTGATTGAGTGCCTAAAGCCATATTATTTGACCCCGTAACATTTAATTTTAACGCTTGGTATCCTATTGCTACGTTATTGTTACCTGTAGTATTTGCTTCAAAACTTTGTGAACCTATTGCCGTATTTTGAGCACCTGTAGTTGTTGAATCCGATGATTGAAAACCTAATGCTGTATTATTTGCACCTGTACTAGCCAATAACGCTTGGTAACCAATAGCTGTTATGCCTGTGCCTGTGGTGTTAGCTTTAGCCGCTTCGTAACCTACTGCTACGTTATTAGATGCTGTGTTGTTTTCTAATGCTTGTCTACCAATAGCAGTATTATTACTACCCGTGCTGTTAAATTGTAACGCTTGAGCTCCGTTAGCGGTGTTGTTAGTGCCTGTAGTATTAGCTGTCAAAGCATTATTACCTAAAGCCGTATTATTTGACCCTGTGCTGTTACTATCTAAAGCACCATCACCAAAAGCCGTATTAGTTGCAACTGCACCTGCTCCTAAATTTGTTACGCTTGTTGTGCTTAATAACAGTGGGCTTGCATTGCCCTCTCCATCTGTTACCGCTCTTAGCGTAGCATCTAATGGAGTATTAATGGTGGAATCTAAGTTTAGTATCCCCTTGTAATTTGTGCCTATATTTTGACTTAATAAATTTGCCATATTTTTATATTTTTATTTTTTAACCCCAAGTTTCTGTTGTTGCGCTTCCCCAATTTTGAGCCGTTGCCGTACCCCAAATAAAAGCAGCGAATGGAGGTGTGCCACTTTCTACAATTGTGCCGTATTGGTACCCGTACCCGTACATTTTAAAGTTTGATTAAAAGTACTGAACCGCTTGCAAGTGTTACCGTTTTAAGTGCTTTTCCGCTTGCTGGTGCAATGATCATTCCTTTGGTTATGGTCTTGCCACTAATGCCCCATTCAGTCAACACGTTGTTGTCATCTGTGTCAGTTAACGCGCTAAATACGCAATCAGCATTTACAACTAAATAGCGGTAATTTGTGCTATTTGTTCCGGTTATTGTGCTATCTACAAACTTGCCACCCTTAAGTGCAACTAATTCTTCTATTGTCATTTTCTTTTTATGTTAAATTTTCTCTAATACTATATTCCATAATAACGCGCGCGCACTGGCTTGAGTTATCAAATAAGATTTCTTGATTACTTAATAGTGTTTGGTCTATTCTTTTACTTCCTACCGTTCCTTTGTATCGGTAAAGGATTGTTTCAATTGCATCCGCTATGTTTGATGCTTGCAGGAATCCACCATTACCATCTTTGGCTTTTGATGCGTAAATGTTTATTTCTACATCATGGTTAATTATTGAATAACCATCCTTAAAGTTTTCTGGCGTGCTTCGTTCCGTGATTACAATACGCGGAAACAAGTTTTCTTGTGGTGCTAACCCGTAATTTAAATGCTCTACAATTCCGGTAATTGCAGGAACATTTAGAAGTTGATATATTGCACCGCCTATCATTGATTGCAAATATCTTTAATTGACTTTTGTTGTTGATGTAATTATTTTAACATTCTTTGTATAGCAATGCTATTTGAACTTTGTTTCGCGGTTTTACTTCCGTTGCAACTTTTACATAATGCCTGAAAATTATCTTCGTTCCATTCATCGCCACCTTGTGACATTGGGATAATGTGGTCAGTGTAATAAGATGGTTGATTGCACCCTTCCACCTCGCACACCGGATGCTTCATTTTATAAGACAAAGATAGGTGCCGCCACGCTTTTGAATTGTAGAACTTTTCGTGTTCCTTATCCTTAAGCCAGTTCTTTTGTTCTGCTTGCTTGTTTTGCTTTTGTGGTGTAAATCCATACACCTTTTTAGGCATGCTTGGCATTACTCACCTACTCCGGTAACTGAATAATAAGTGCCTCCAGACTTCCAAAAGATTTTGTTGTCTATAAAAATAAACTCACCGTTATTCATGTAGTTATTTAAAATTGGATCCGGTTCCGTTGCGTTCCCTTTCATTTGGAAGATGTTTGCACGAACACGATTTGATTCCATTGTTTCACCTTTTTTGTACACAATAATACTACCTTGTCTCATCGGGAAGGTTGTTGTTTTTAAATTAACAAGAATTTCAGTATCATCAACTTCCACATTTTCACGTACTGTAAAGTATTCAATTTCGCTTGTGTTGTTTGGATCAAATATGCTTATCACATCACCTTTGAAAAGTCTGTCACCTTGATAAGGATTAATAGGTAGTGTATCGTGTGCGCCTGCTTCAACATTGTCAATGAATCCAATTGCATCCCTTGAATTAAATGCACCTATGGTGTTGTGTTTTTCTTCACCACTAAAAGGTTTAATATCATCAACGGTTCCGATGTAGTCAGTAATTATGTTGTGTGATGCTGCTGGCATTGCTGAAATAACCTCAAACCATTCACCCTGCACCTCATCCATTGTGTAGTCTTTGGTGCAACCACTAAACACATAGACTTTGTCATTGTAAGCCAGTGAATAGAAAGGATAGTAATCACCTACTATTGTTGACATCATTCTTTCAACTGGTTTATATTGCAAACTCATTGCCTCATACACTCGCATGATTGAAAGGAACAAATACAATGGATCCCCATTTTCTTGCAGGAACCCACCATCAAATGTTGTTGTTGGTACTAATGAAAGCCCCCCAGAATTGTAATCCTCATTGATTTGTATTTTTACAACCGTGCTTGTATCGGCCGCACTATCTATAAACAATAAAGGATCAAGTTCAACTTCCTTTGTAAAGAAACCGCTTGGATTGTCTAATTCAATATATTTGTCATAGTTCTCATTTACCTCAGTCAAAGGGAATAATATGCGCACTCTGGTAACATCCATTGCATTTGCATATTTTGTCAAACCTATTTTCGCGTTCCTGCCAATGTATTCAAATGTGATACTAATTTCAAAATCATCGTCAAAATTAATTACCGGTGTGTTTACAAATAAGGTTGTATTGTTACCCCCATTTTGAATGTATCGAACAACATTCCTTTGTGCAACCGGAACAACTAAATCATCTGTCCATTCGGTTTCATATTGTGAATTTGTTCTTGGTGTTGTACCCCTTAAATATCTGTTGCCGGTTGTGCTATAAATAGCCACCATAACTTTTACAACATAGTTTGTTATTCTGATAGGATTTAAAAACGTATCATCAAATGTGTTCCCATTCAAAACACTATCGCGGCCATGCGAATCAAACACCGGAATTGCAACTTGTATATTTCCTAAACCATCACCATTTATTTTGCCTATTGGGAAGGTATAAGAATCTTGTTCTTCAGGATCATCATTTGCAATTATGTTTTTAACATCTTCATTAATATGGCTTCCTTCAAAATGTCTTTTTTGTTCCATTTTGACTTTGTAGGCACCTGCATAATACCCAAATGTTCCACCTGCTAAAATGTTAAAATCCTCTGTTGTGTTACCCACATCCCTTTGATGAACATAATTGCCTTCTGTATAAGTATAATTGTTACTTGAATCAACAAGGTATTCTCTAAAAGTGATACTTTCTTCTTTAAAGTTACGTACTTGCTGAATGTAATACACGCCATTTGCAATGTACATCCTGCATGAGTAAATGTCTAAAATCCCTTTTAAAACATCGTAATAAGATTTGAATTTTGTAGGGAATTTATTTGCATCCTCAATAAAAAAGTTATCAGAAATATACGTGTAGTCAAGCGGTGAATCTGCATCCGTTGTGGTTGCTTCTAAAACCCTACTTTTGTATTCTATTGATTCTCTAATATAAGCATCGGTTGAACCCCAGAACTTATACAAGTCCAAAAGTCCAAGTATATCAAAGACGTTTCTAATAGCAGTGTTTTGCTCTAAAGTTTCTTGTGTGTATTCATAGAATTTAAGTGCTGCAAGTCCATCAATGGCTTTAAAAGTGTACGGGATAGGCTTTGAATCGTTTGCCCATTCAACCAAGTCCATCACAATGATACCAGCCCAATCTAAAAGCCATGCCGCGCCATCTTCTTTGTAGATTATAAATTTAAGTTTGTTGTCTTGAGTAATTTTATACTGCTCAAAGAATCTATCAAACCAAACGTCATTATTTGCATAAGTTATTGTGGTGCTTGAATCTTTAATGGCCCCAAGTATTTCATCACCTTCACCACCCCATTCAGTATTAAGTGAAATTATATCAGGTTCAAATGTTGGCGTGTATTGCTCTATTAATATAGTGCTGCTTCCGATGTTAGTATAAGCAGCATTGTAGGCAATGTCTAATGTTATTAATGTAGTTGGCCCGCTTGAAGAAATTGCGGTGATTTCGCCACTTGTTGAATAAACATCCGCAGTGTACAAATAAAGAACCTGCCCAACTTCTAAAAAATCTCTCCAATCTTTTGAAACAACATAAGTGTTCCCAGAACCGGTAACAATTGCAACTTTTGGGAATCCAATATAGTCTTCACCGTACAATTCTGCCTTATACGTTATGCCATCATTTGAAATTAATTCACTGCTGAAAATTGTGTTGCCCATTTATTTTTTATCTTCTGAAATTGTTTGATCTACTTTGAACAAGAACTAAGTCCCTGCCGCTTATTTTTGTTTCAAGAACTATTGGTTGCATGTTACCACCTATTCCGCTCATTGATGAAAGACCACCGCCACCAGAAAGATTTGATGCGCCACTTTTGTCTATTCCTTTTTGACTTAGATTTGATATTGCCGCGCCTGCTGCAACTAATGCAACACCGCCTATTATAGCAAGTGCAGGATTAAAAGATTTGATTGCAATGTCTAACATAACTTGTGCTATACCCATCGCGATCATAGCTTCACCAAATTGCCCCATGAACTTACCTAATGAGTCTAACAAGCCCCTTCCAAAGTCTTTCACTGTCATATCCCCTCCACTTATAACAGTGCCTAAGAACTCACCAAATTGCGTTAAACCTTCCGTTGCTAATGCTTTCAATCCATCCGATAAAGCGGAACCCATTTCTTTGCCTAACTCTTCCATGTCAGACAATATTCCGCTTGTGTCTGTGTCAACCACGACATTGCTTATATCAAGTTTTATGTTAGGATCAAAACTTTTTGTCATCCTCATAGATTCCAAAATTTCGCCTAATCCCTTCCAATTTCTTGAAAGTTTTATTGTTTTTTCTGCGGTTTTTTCTGTTTCTTTTCCTAATTTTTTAACCGATCCGGTTGTTTTATCAATTTCCGTTGTTGTTGTTGTTAAATCCTTTTTAACATCTTGCAACATTTCTTTGAAAGATCCAAATTCCGCAGTTGAATCTCTTGATTTTAATTTGAAAGAATCCAAGAAGGCATTTATACCAGTTCCAATGTCTATTCCTAAAATATTGGCAAATTTTAAAAATGGAGTAACCATTGATTTTAATATGTCAATAAATCCGTTTGCAATGCCAACCCACGCATTATAAAAGAAATCTTTAAAGGCTTGCAAGTTATCACGAACATACAAAAATGCCGTAACCAACAAAGCAATAGTTGCTATTACACCAACAATTATAAGTGTTGTTTGAACTTGTGCCATTGATAACTTTGCAAATGCAATTGTTAAACTACCAATAACAAACAAAAGAGGCCCAACTGATGCTGTTAATCCTGCAACAATTATAATGGCAGTTTTCATGTATGGATTTAAGTCAGAAAATTTCAATGCAATATTACTTAAAACCTTAGCAACATAACCAATTGCAGGTGCCATAATTTCACCAAATGAAATTGACAAACCTCCAACCGCATTAGTCATTTTTAACATAGAACCTTGCAATGTATTGTCCATGATTGCTGCCATGTCAGCAGTTGCACCATTGACATTTGTAAATTCTTCTGTTAATGGCTTTATTTGGCCAACCCCTTTACCTAAAACAATCAATGCAGTTTGTGCAGTTCTACCAACCTCATCCATTGCATCGGTAAGTGTTAAACCTTTATTTGCAAGATTACCAATTGCACCTGCAACATTGCCACCAGTGGAACCTAAGTCAGTTATTATTCGCCTTAATGATGTACCTGCTTGAGATCCTTTTATACCATTGTTTGAAAGGATAGCCAACATTGCACTTGCTTCTTCAAGTGATACGCCTGCACTGGCCGCAACCGGTGCCACATATTTCATTGAATCTGTAAAATCATCCAAACCAAGCGCAGATTTATTGAATGCTTGCGCCATTACGTCTGTAACGTGCAACATCTGACTTGCATCTAAACCAAACGCCCTTAATGTGCTACCTGCAACCTCTGCACTTTTTGCTAAATCTTCACCGGTTGCAAGTGCTAAGTTTAAAGTTGCTGCGGTTATTTGTTCAATCTCGCTTGCAGAAAATCCCAACTTTGAATATTCAAGCATTAAGTCAGACACTTCCGTTGCGGTAAATCTGGTACTTATGCCAAGATCTTTTGCTAATTTATTAAGACTTTCAAACTCTGCGCCGGTTGCACCACTCACGGCCTTAACCTTTGCCATTGATTGTTCAAAATCAGCAAATGTCTTCACGGCCAAACCTCCCATTATTGCCAATGGCGCAGTGATATATGTAGACATGTCTCTGCCCACATTTTTCATTTGAGTACCTACTTTTTTAAGTTCCCTTTGCAAACTTTGACTTGATGTTGAAAAGTGACCTAAATCAAATCCTGCACGTATATTTATCTGCTTTCTTGCCATTTTATTTGAACCAGTTTGGTTTTTGTTTCTTTAATTGTTCTATTTCTGCCTTTGTCCAAGCATTGTTGCCAGTGCCTTTTTTGTCATCTTGTTGTTCCCAGTCAAACTTAATCAAATCTTGTGGTTTGTGCATTCTTTTATTTCCTGCACTTTTCAATGTAACAAAAGAAACAAATCTTGCAGTTTCCCATTGAGTGCGTGCTTTTATGTTTTCGCCTATTGTATGCCCTATGTAGGCATCGAAGATGGCCGCCATTGTAAATTCATCAAGTGATAGTGGGGATTGCTTTAGAACGCCTAATACAAACCCCCTGATCCATGTTGACAATGGCAATTTTACTTTTTTGCTTCCTTACCCATATTATTAAGCGCCGCCATATCTTCTTGCATTGCTTGCGTGAATACGTTAATAAGTGCAAAGTCTTCATCAATGGCATCAATAACAAAATCCTTTGTTACATCTTCGCCTGCTGCTTTTAAACCGCAATATGCAATGTCTACCAATGTACTCATATTGATGTTGTCACCAATTGCAGAAACGCTTGAACCGGTTTCCTTTTCGTACATTAAAAGTGCTTTGAATCCGAACTTAAATTTGTACTCTTTACTGTTAATTTTAATCATGTGTATTTAATTTTAATTTGTTGTGTAATTAGAGTTAATGGTTAAAAAAAAAGGTGGGCAAAATACCCACCCCTTCAATCACACATTAACAAGATAAAAACTAAGCTACTGTCGCCTTTGTTACCGCGCCAGTTCCTTCAAAAGATACTGAAAAGGTGCTTGATTCCTCAAGACCGTCAGTTCTTCCCAATGACGTAATGTGACAAGATCCACTGTACTCTTTATCGCCAACCACGTCTGTTGTCCATGTTATAACAACTGCGGCGCGTGTTACGAAAGCATCGTATAAATCTTCAAAACCATATGATGCATCTTCTGCAAAGAATCCTTCACCGCTTCCACTGAAAGATCTTTGTCCTTCTAAACTCTGTTTCCATCCTGATGAATCCTTTGTGCTTGCGTCACGGGTTGCCATGTCGAAAGTCAATGAGTTAGATGTTAGGTGTGCAACTGTTACACCTGCTACTTGTATCTTGGCGATGGTGCCATTCAATATTCCTGTACTTGCCATTTTTTCTATATTTTAAACAAAAATAATTTCTATTACTTCTCTACTTTAGTAATTTTTTTAACTTTAGGTTTTTCTTCATTATCAAATGCAATTTCAAGAATATGCTCAACCTTTTCTTCTGTTGTATAGTCTCCAAATTCCTTTGCCACTTTCAATTTAATTAATTCCGCGCCCAGCTTATTGCTAACGCGTAATTCTGTGCCTTTTGGTAACACTCTAAGTGCAACCGCATGATCTTTTATTAATAGTATTCTCATAAATTTAATGTTTGTGCTTTTTTATAAATATATCTTTCTAATTCTGCACTCATTGTTGTGCTTACTGATGCCATAAATGGTTCCGATGCGTTCCTAATAAAATGCGTTGCCGGTATATTGCCTGCACCTTCTTCAACAAAAAAAGCATAAAACCCATCGTATTTTGCTCTGTATCCTTTCTTTGGGCCAATTAAAACATTTACATATTGTTTATGTGGACTTGCCCAAATTGCAAAGGATTTCTTTAAATTCTCCGGTTCATAAACTTTTCCATCCCTACCCATAATTGGCTTATCCGCAATTGGTGTGTTTGCCTTAACTGCTTCCAAAATTGGTTTAACTTGTCTTTTTAAAATCTTAATTATTTCACGCCTTTTCATTCTGTCATCTGTCAAAAGTTTAATTTCGGCAATAACACCTTCAAGGCCTTCAATACTTTCAATACTTAAATTCATAATGTTCTGGTTGCGGTTAAAAATAACCCTTCACGATCCAATTCTTGTATTTCAATAATGTCATAATTTGTTGCATTGTAAACCACGCGCATGCTTTCGTTAATGCCTGCAAAGTATCTAATTTTAAACCTTACTTTGTTGGTTGCAGTAACTTGGTCTGCATTGATTGCTTCCATGCCGCTTACCTTTTGAACATTGGCAAATGCAGTGTGAAAAGTATCCCATGTGGTCGTGTACTCACCGATTGAATTAGTGGTGAAGTTTTGCACTTGGATTACTATTTTTCTATCTAACCGGCCTATGTTCATATTTCTGTTCTTTGACTAATAAGTGAAAGTTGGTACATGGTGCCGCGTGAAATAATTCTACCGGTGGAACCAAGTATTTCATTTTGTCGATTTTCAAACATATCTGCAACTAACATTCTAAGCGCTTGCTTCACCATTGGATCTGTGTTTGCCAATGTGGTAATTTCAACCTCAATTGCAAAGTCTTTCACGTATAATGTAGGAAGGCTTCCTTTAAATTCAATGTAAGAATATAACCCATTGTTCCAATAATACAAATCAGTACTTAAAAGAGTACGTGTATTGTCTAAATCATAGTAATAAATTGCTATTGTATCAACCTTTGCAACATCAACACGGAAGTCATCCCATTCTTGCATGTAGCCCAATATAGACCCCTTTACAAAGATTGCAGTCTCATTGTATAACCATACGTGCGCACTTGCTAAATAGTCATTAATAAGGTCATCAAATGAATTATCAACGATGTTCAAATGTCTTTTAGCTTCAACCAAAGTCAAGGCCCAATTTTGTGTTAATGTGTATGCAGTTATTTTTTTATTTCTTATCATTTTTTAAGTATAAAAAAAGGGATAGGCACAACACCCACCCCTTTTGTATTTAGTTATTAGTTAAGACTAACCGAATGTTCCAACTGAGATTGCAGCATCTTGAACAAGAGCCATATCCCAGTACGAGTTAAGGATTAATCTGTTTGTTCCTTGAATTGCCTGACTGTACGGATCCATTAAAATTTCTAAAGCTCCAAATTGTGCACAGTAAACTTTTGACCAGTCTCCATAATAAATAGCAGGATTAGTTATGTCTGCAATTTGATTGCTAAATTTAGCCATTATGCCCATGATCATTTGGTTTGTGATTAATGGACTAACACCAGATACTTGTGCTGCTGCGTATACATCGCTAAACAAATCATTTGAAATTGCAAAACCTAAATTACCTCTGTTGTGGTTGTTAGATTGTACTTCTTCCATCAAAGCCAAAACAAGTGCGCTAATTGAAGCGTTTGTTACTGGCGTTTTATCGTTTCCTAACCATTCAAATGCACCGTTTGCAGTATCATCTGTGAATGCTGCATATTCAAATTTCGCTGCAACCGCTTGAGCGATTGAATTTCTAAGTGCAGTCTCTAATGAGAAATTAGCTTGAAGTGCTGCTTGTTTTGAATAATCAACATAAGCTGCAAGTCTTCTTGGTGCAAGGTCTTTTTTAGTCATTGCAGTTCCACCATCAATTGCTGCTGATACTTCAGTTTCCCACTGAGTGCTAACTGCACCTAAGATTGGAATACGTTGGTCTGTTGATGTTGCTATTCTTGTAACTCCAAGATCACCAAGTATAGTATTTGCATAAACTGCATCTACAAAAGATAATTGCTCAACGCCAGTTGTTCCGTTTTCAGTGATAACTGCTCTGTTTAAGATCATTGAAGGAATCACAACACCGTTGGAAGATCTTCCGATGGCGTGCATTTCTTTCTCACCTTCTTGAGCCATTTCTAACTCAACACCTTCTAATTTACCACCAAATGCGGCACGAACTGCTCTACCAAAAGAAAAGTCTCTAACTATTTCTTTTTCCTCTTTGCTTGCCGATGCAACTGGTGCGCCTGCTAAATTTGCTGCTTTCAATCTGATTTCTTCTAATTTTTCTGTTTTTGGTAGTTCTTCAACCAAAGTTGTAAGTCTCTCCATGTTTGTGTCAAATGACACTTTCTCATCTGCGGTAAAATCTCTATTTTCACCAGAAACCAAAGTCTCTAATGAATCAAGGATATTTTTTACGCTTCCGATTTCTTCACGTATTTCTAAACTATTTTTCATTTTTATGTATTTTTTAATTTACCTTACAAAAATTCTACTTTTTATTATAGGTATTTTGTAACTATTTTAACCTTTGCATAATTTCGCAAATCCGCTTTTGTTTCAACACCCATTTCAACTGGTGCTTCTTCAATTACTTTCAAAGTCTTTTTAAGTTCATCAACCTGATCTGCACTTCTTTTGAATGCATCTTTGTTGGATCCTGCACTAACTATTGACCATTCAATTAATTCTTGACGTGTGAAGTAAATAGTACCACTATCTTCACCATTGTCAACATTGCCATAACGATATTCATGTGGAATTGCACCAACTGATGCCATTTTCAAAATACCATCCTGCATTTTGTTAAATACTTTGTCTGCCAATGGATTGTTACCTTCACGCTCAAATGTAACCTCTCCAATCAATGAATCATCTTCTATGTACACTCTTGATGTGCCAATTATGGTATCAGGATTTGAATCACTTGTTACATGGTTGTATGCAACTATTGGATTACGATTGTAGTTTTCTAAATCCCAACCGGCTAATTTAAACACGGTGCCGTGCCTGTCGATTGATTCGGTACTTATTACAAATTGCGCGGTTCTGTTTTCGGCATTAACACCGCGAACCTCTGCTATTCTTTCTATTTTATTCATCATTTTGGTATGTCTTTTTTATAATATTCGGCCATTTGTTCTATTGGTATACGGTTGATTTGAACATATCGTTCATCTCCGTTATCCACTGAATTTCTATCTTCCAATTCAAGAACGTCATTAATTGTGTAAGCGCCGATGTCAGTCATCAATCGATAATACTCACCTTTGGTTTTTACATCTGTACGAAGTAAACGATCAACATTGTGTTTGAAATAATGATTTCTTTTTTCGCTTTCTTTTAATAATTTACGTCTATATTCTTGTTCTATTTTTTCAATCCATGAGCCAATACCATAAGTAACAAACTCAATGCTCTGGTGTTCAATGTTTGAAAAGGTTGCCCCATCCATCTCATTTATCATGTGTGATGGTATTCCCAGAATTGTTGCTATTTCATTTTTTTGGAATTTACGTGTTTCAATAAATTGCGCGTCTTGTGGCGGTAATCCTAAACGATGGTATTGGGTGCCGGAATCTAAAATGGCCGTACCACGTGTGCCGTTTGCACCATAATTACTTGACCATTGCTGACTTATTGCATCTTTGGTCTCTGGTTTTAATACACCGGAATAGCTTATATAGCCGTCAATCCTCGTTCCGCGATTATAAAAATCGGCCCCATAATCTTGTGCAGCTATCGAAAGTCCTAAGTTTTGTTTGTGGGCTTGTATTGCGCTTATTCCAATTACGGGATCCGATCCAAAGCCCCTAAGATTAATTATGTCCCTATCTTTTACCAGCAAACTTTCTTGTTTGTTGGCTGCTTCTTTTACTTCAACCTTCCAATACAACTCATCGTCATATTTCAACGGTTCACAAATCTCGCGTGATACGTTTACTAAACCAGTTGGTGTGCCAAATCTGTCACGTTCTATTATTGCTAAACCATTGCCGTGATTGATTGCTGATGTGATTAATATTTGCGTGAAATCAAATGCGCAGGTTTGATAGTTTGCTTCTGCATTAAGTAGGTATTCCACCGGATGATCAACCATTGAACGTGTACCATTGACCTTTTTAAATACATCAACTGGCAACATTGCAACTGATTCAGAAATTCTTCTTACACCGGCCCAATATGCTGATAATCCAAATACACTTGTTTCGCTTACTGGTGTACGCCCAACCATTCCGCCAAAATTGGCATTTAAGAAACCGGTTTTTTCTTGCACGAATGGATTTATGCGCCTAACCTCGAAGCCTAATATATTCATCCTTGCAAAAATGGAATAAATAAAAATAGTTAAATTGTAATTTATTTAACTAAAAAAGGACTCGTAAGGTTTACAAGCCCGAGTCCTTTAATTAATAAATGTTCCAAGTACCTTGTTATAGTAGGAATTAAACACCTTAACGATTTAACTCACACTATAAGCCTTCTGCCACCTTGACATTTATTAATACAAATTTAGTTAATTACGATAAATGTTCGCATTTTTTTATTTCTTCAAGTTTCTTTTGAAGCCTTTGATTGATGCAATTCTCAATCATTTCCTTGCCGTATGAATTGAAATAGAATTGGTCATTTTCTCTAATAGACCAAAGGCATTTTAAAATTACATCCACGTTTAAATCGTGGCTAATGTGTTCAATTTTTTTCTGTTTCATTTTTTAAAATTCCCCATAACTTGCGCTAAAAAACATTAAAACGTCTTTTAGCTGACAGTTATTAATACAAATATATTCTAAAGTGGTCAAATTCGACCATTTTAAAAAATAGAATAATTCTTAATTATGGCAATTTCGCCACATTTACTTTTTTAACGCCACGTTTTTTGTTTTCAATTGATTTGTTCTTGTGCCTGATGCTTTCGCTTGCCTTATAGCTTTGATAGTTTTTATGTGGCTTGTAGTGTGGGAAGTAAATATTGATTTCTTTCACGCAGGCATCATAAGCCATTTTGCGCACTTTCACCCTTTTTAAGTGTTTATGGAATAGTTCATCTATTCCCTTGCAAATAGCATCAATCACATCCATAGGAATATCAAGATTTGGTTTGTAATTGCTTACTACCGGCCCCCTATCTTGACTATTGGCCAAAACAACCCGATATGAATCAAAGTCTTTGTAATGTTTGAAATTAGGTGCGTATTCCCGAACTAAATCAAGCGCAGCATCATAAGCATCTTCTTGATTGTTGTTTTTTAACATTTGTAAAAAAATGAAATCAAAATTCTTTTTGTAGTTTAACACGTTGTAAACTGGTTCTGTAAGTATCATATTATGTATAAGTTTCCTTGTTCTAAATAACTGTTGGTATCTTCAGGATTGTCCAACCATAAGCCATAAGCCATGACGTTTGAAATTAATCCATCTATTTTTTTGCTTGGCGCTTTAAAATCCTTTTCAAGTTTTACGTTTCCTGCTGGATCGCTTTTCACACTTGCGTTTCCTGCCATCCATCTCAACACCGGATTCCCAAAGTGGTTGAACTTTCGGCTTTCGATTGCGGCCTGCATTTCCTTTGTAGGTGCATTCATACTTTTAAATCCTTGTCTAAATTCAATTAAATCAAGGCCCTCATCCATTAAGCGCGGTGCAATGTGGTGACTATTCCAATTATCGTAAGCAATTGACTTAATTTGATAAGTTTTGTTCAATTCACCCAATTTGTAAATAATAAAGTCATAATCTACTACATTGCCATTTGTTTCTTCAATATGGCCATCTCGCACCCATTCACGGTACTGAATGTTGTTTGTGTCTGCAGATTGTGTTCCTTTGTCCTCAGGAAGCCAAAACCAGTTCTTTGAATAGTATTTGTCTTCAATTTGCCAAACTAAACTAAAAGCGGTAATGTCAGAACGTGAAGAAAGGTCTAATCCACCATAACACGGGTAATCTTTCAAAATACTTTCATCCATCTCCCATTGGCTTGCATTCCAAATTTCATCGTTTATCCACCCATCTTTTGATTGTGTCCAAATATTTAGATAGTATCTTTTGAATGAGTTTAGACTTGATGCGCTTACCATAGCTTTGGCAGCTTCCTTTTCATAAGCGCGTTTACCAATACTAATGTTGTAATTTGGATTTGACTTAATCCAAACCTTTTCATCATACGGATCATCTTCATAATCGGCCCCATACACGCAAACAAGTTGTGATTCATCGGTTGTCACACCTTTTGCCACATTAATGGCGTTTTCGTGCCGTTGGTACCCGATTCCATACAAATCAGATCCTGCCGTTGTAATAATGAAAGATAAAGGTTGTTTTCTTGCCCCTTGTGACTTTTCAACCATTTCAAGTACTTCATTGTTCTTGTGTACGTGCAACTCATCAATAATTGCTAATTGTGGATTGATTCCATCCTCGCCCCCTGCTTCCTTACTTAATATCTGGTAAGTTTTCAAACCACCAATGTGATCCGGTGCCGTTATTGAATTACGGTAAATGTTGCACTTTGCTTTTAATCTTGGGCTTTTTTGAATTACTTGCTTTGTTGCTTCAAATACTAAACCTGCTTGTTTGCGGCCCCATGCAACACCCACAATCTCGGAACCACCTTCACGCTCAATGTCTATAAAAATACACGCAACTGACGCTGCAAGAAATGATTTACCGCTTTTCTTTGGGATTTCTATGTATGCACTGGTGTATTTTCTTAATCCAGTGTCAATGTGCTTCCAACCGAACAAAGGTCTGATAATGTCGTTCTTTTGCCATTCTTCCAAAATAAAAGGTTTACCGGCCAAATCCCCTTTTACGTGCTTTACGTTTTCTTCAATATACTTTACAACCGTGTTAGCGGTTTTATCATCAAAAAAGTATTTATCGAGATCTATTTTTGAAAAGTCTGTTTTATATGCCATCGCCGTAAATATCTGTGTTTTCGTCTGGTTTATTTTGCAAAGTTATTCTTGTTCGTGCGCTTGGGCTAAATCCAAACTCTTGTGAAAGTCTGATGAAATCCTTGCGCAGTTTGTTAAGTTCCATGTACAAAGGATCTAATCGGATTGTGCCTTTATCATCAGTGTAAGTTCGGCCTTTGGTATGTTCTTTTAAATATTCCATTTCACCGTAAACATAGCAATATTCCTTAAACATTGAAAGGTCAATAAATGAAATGTAGCCGTATATCTTACGTGATTGCAAAAGTTGCTGATTCCAGATGTTTTTGGCCTTTTCTGTCAAATCATCCGGCGGTGTTGGAATTTCATTGTAAATCCAATCTAACTCATTTGCATCTGCAATTTGGTCATTTGCTCTGGTGACGTTAATTGTACCCTTTGCCTTTAAAACTGCTAACGGTTGCGGTACCGGTCCTCTTTTTCCCATAATTTACCCTTTTTTCAAAACCTCAAACTTGTAAATATACCAATACATAGGCCCATGCGTTCCC